ATGTTAAGTCATAATCAGTTAGAGCAAATAAGAAGACGAAAAAAGTTTTCACCCACTAAGAAGCTTAAAAAGCCACCTAAGTGGATTTTTCCACATTCTGCCGAACGTCAGTATAGAAAACAGCTTTACGAGTTAACCTTTCAGCTTAGAAAACTGATTGATGAAATTCTCGTTCCTCAATTACCGTCTCTGATTCAAGAAGTAAATATTTTGACTCCTGACGGAATTAATACTGATGGCTTTATTGACAAACTCCTTGGTTTGATATTAACTATAGAAGAAGCCATACAGCCAAAAGTTGAGGAAACTATCCGAGAAGCTGAAAAGATAGGTTTACAGATAGCGGAGTTTAATCAAGCCCAGTTTGAGAAAATCACAAATTCGGTATTCGGTTTAGACTTATTTGTAGATCAGCCTTGGCTACAAGATCAATTGAAACTATTTGCGTCTCAAAACTCTATGCTTATTAAATCTATACCAATTCAAGAGCTAGAACAAGTGGCAGGAATGGTTGAAAGAGGTTTACAAGAAGGCTCAAGATTCGAGACATTCGAGGACGACCTTATAAAAAGATTTGGAATTACCCGTAGACGTGCTAAATTAATAGCAAGAGACCAAACTACTAAACTTAACGCTAGCTTAACCAAATTGCGACAACAAGAGCTAGGAGTTGAAGAGTACATTTGGCAAACGGCAGGCGATGAAAGAGTGAGAGCCACACATAGAGCGAATGATGGTAAGAAATTTCGTTGGGATAATCCCCCTAAAGAAACAGGAAATCCGGGTACAGACGTTAATTGCCGTTGTGTCGCTATCCCTGTTTTGGAAGGCGTACTTGAAGGATAGATTAAATGACGACTCTTGAAGATATAAGAAAAAGAAAAGGTATGTCAAACGCAGGTGAATACCCTCATGTAGCGTCTGAAAACTTTGCAGGACCAAACGGCACTTTCCCCATTAATACTATGGCAAGAGCAAGAAGTGCCTTAGCAAGAGCCCATTTTGCAGAAGACCCAGAAGCAATCCGACAGGCTGTTTATAAGAAATATCCTAGCTTAAGGAAGCCAGAAAAATGAGCGATAGAGTAGCAAGATTTGATAAAGCAGGCGTTCGTGGGGATGCTCAAGTGACTGATGAAGGATATATCAGAGCTAATGCAGTCGTCACAAGAAGCGGTGTTTTTATCTATAAAAACCCTGATGGGACTATTCGCAGAGAGTTAAGGCATCCTGATGAGGTTTTTAAAGCTGATAGTCTTGAGTCGATGAAAATGATTCCAATTACCAATGGTCACCCAGTTGAAAGATTGGTAAACGCTCAAAATGCTAAACGATTAGCCGTTGGCTATACCGGGGAAACAATAGATCGTGATGACATTTTCGTTTTAACGAAGCTCGTTATTACTGATGAAGACACGGTTAAAGAAGTCCAGCACAACGCAAAAAGAGAGCTATCTTTGGGCTATACAGTGGATTTAATCTCTGAAAAAGGTACGTATAATGGTGAAGCTTATGACTATAGGCAAGAAAACATTAAGTACAACCATCTCTCTCTGGTAGACAACGCCAGAGCGGGATCGCAAGCTCAAATAGCTCTGGACAGTTCAGATGCTTACGAAATTACTAACGAGGAGTCAATCATGGCTAAAAGAAAAATTAAGATCGACCAAGAAGAGTTAATGGTCGAGAAAGAAACAGCGGATTCTTACGAAAAACTCGTAGAGGATTTAAAGAATCTTGCAGATGAGAAAGCTCGTGTTGAAAGCGAAATGGCAATGATTCAGGAAGAACTGGATAAAGTCAAAGCTGAACGTGACGCTTTAGAAGAAAAAAGCTCGGAGCTTCCACCAGAAGATAAGCCAGGTTCTGCCGAAGAGCAGAAAGAGCCGAAAATGGATAGTGCAGAGTTTAAGAAGAAAGTAAAAGAGAGAGTGAAGTTAGAAAAATTAGCTGAAACTGTACTGGACGGAGAGACTTTTAAAAAGGTCGAATCGGCTTCGGACATGGACATTAAAAAGCAGATTATTCTTTCCAAGTACCCTAAAGCTAATCTTGATGGTAAATCAGAGATTTATATCACGGCTCGCTTTGACGGCGTACTTGAGGAGATCGAAGCAAAGCCAACTGTTAAAGCTCACCCAAGAGGTCACGTAACAGTTGACAGAAGCGACGACACTCCTAATGCCGAAGAGGCAAGAAAACAAATGGTTTATAAAATGTGCAATCCAAAAGCCGGAGGTAGATAATGACTGGTCAATTAAGTTATAACGCTTTGATGGATGTTGCCAGCGAGGGTTTGAAAGCGGACTCTGGCTTTGACAATGTTCTTTCTCCTAGAGCGTTTGAAGATATCGCAGTTGGTAGCGGTGTTTCAAAAGTTGGTGGTGTGGACTATCAAGTTCGCTTACCTGCTCAAAATCTTGCAACAGTCGTTTTAGATGCTGACTTGGTCACTTCTAACTCGATCGCTGTTACTGTTAATGGTGTAGCATTAACGCCAATCGTGTTCGCTGTTTCGCACGACGACACTATGGACGCTATTGCGGCCGCTATTGCGGCAGAGCCTAATATTGCAAGTGCAACGGTAGGCGACGCTAACAATAGAACAATCACCGTTGTTGCCGATCAAGGCGAAGTTGCTTTTGTTGACTCTTTCGTAGTCACACTAGGAGCTTCCCAAGCTACTGCAACAATCACTAACACCACAAGCGATGGTCTTTACGGTGTTGCTCTAAGGACACAAAACAAGATGAACCTATACGCTTCAACAGGAAGCGATGGTGCCGCTCCTTACTATGAAGGTGATTGTGTTTCAATGCTCACTAAAGGACGTGTTTACGTTTATGTTGAGGACACATTGGATTCAGATGATGCCGTTTACATGCGTTTTGCTCCTAACGGTGCAAACACTCGTTTGGGCGTATTCCGTTCCGATGACGATAGCGGAACTGCCGTTCTTGTTCCTGACGCTGTTTGGCGTGTTGGTGCTTCGGCAGGCGGTCTTGCAGTACTTGAAATCAACAAACCTAACTAAACTAGGAGCTAAGAACAATGGATAAAATTCAGTCTAGTAGACTAGATGCCAATGAGACTTTTTGGTTTGCTCGTGAACTTGAGTATATCAAGGCAAAGTCTTATGACATTCAGTTTCCAAAATTAAAAGCGTTGGCAGGCTTAATGCCTATCAGCACAGAAGCAGGCCCAGGAGCCGAAGCTATTACCTTCACTCAATATGAGCCGACTGGTATGGCAAGAGTAATTTCAAACTATGCGGATGATCTTCCTAGAGCAGACATTCGAGGTAAGCAGTTCACTAGCATGGTTAAATCTATCGGTGTCAGCTATGGTTACTCAATGCAAGAGATCAGAAACGCAATGTTTGCGGGTAAGCCTCTACAGCAAAGACAAGCTAATGCCGCTCGTCTTGCTAACGATCAGAAGGTCAACCGTCTAGCATGGTTCGGAGACTCTGATTTTAATCTACAAGGGTTTTTGTATGCTCCTAACGTGCCTGCCGCTTCCGTTCCAAACGACGGTACAGGACCAAGCACGCTATGGGTCAACAAAACTCCAGATCAGATTTTGCGTGATATGAACGAACTAGCTAATGGAATCGTCGCACTGACAAACGGTGTGGAGTCTCCAGATACGCTAATTTTGCCTATCGCTCAATACACTCTGATTGCTTCAACTCCACGCTCTGCAAACTCTGACACTACAATTTTAGAGTACTTCTTGCAGAATAACCCTTTCATCACAAACGTTGATTGGGTTTACGAGTTGACTGGAGCAGGCCCTCTTGGTGTGGATATCATGGTTGCTTATGAAAATAACCCTGATAAATTCACTCTTGAGATTCCTATGCCTTATACTCAATACGCTCCACAAGAGCGAAATCTTGAGTTTGAGGTGCCTTGTGAGTCAAGATTTGGCGGCGTAATTATCTATTACCCACTATCTCTTTCAATCGGGGAGGGTATCTAATGGCTTTAGTCAGATATAACAACAAAAACTTGCTATATTTTGATTTTAGAGTCCGTTTGATGCCGGGAGTTAATGAAGTCTCCGAAAGCGATCTTAAAGCGATGTTCAAGCACCCGTTGTTTGAACATCGTTTCAAAGAAGGCATCCTTGAGGTTCTGGAATCAGAGGAATTAGACAACAAAGGCAAAAGCAAGAAGAAAGCAAAAGATGGTAAAGACGAAAAACGTCCTGCTCCTGAAATGCTTAAGCTTATTCCTGAAATCTTTGATGTCGAGTTACTTAAAAAAATCGTCAAGACTGACGGCAGAGAAGGAGTGGTTAAAGCCGCTCAAGATCAGCTTAAAAAGCTGTCACTAGCCGCAGAAGATGAAGAACGAGCAAAAGAGAGCAAGTAAAAATGGCGATAAGTAATCAAGCAATCCTAGACGCACTTTATGCAATCGCCCCGCAATTTGCGGATCCCGATTCTGATACGCTAGCGATCTATAATCAACTGATCGCTCTTATTCGCTGTCAAGTGAATGAGACTTTTCTAGCGTGTTGCGGAGTTTTGGCTTATGCCTATTTGTTAGCTCACATGCTGACTCTTAGAAATAATCCTCAACTCGGAGTTGCTAATAACTTATCCGAAGGTGATCTTTCCATTGGCTTGGCAATCCAAGCCAATGGTTCAATTTTAGACTCTACCCCTTACGGTAAAAGTTATATTGATCTCGTTAATAGAACAACAATAGGAAGCACGGTAACGAACTTACCGCCTAACTTTGGAGTGACAAATTATGGCTCGTGCGGTTGTGGATGTTGATCTTGGTTGGAACGAGATTCAAGAACAGTTAGAATATGCCGCTAAGTCATATGTTCAAGTCGGTTTTCAAGAAGACTCAAAGACAAAAACGCAGTTAAAAGGCACACGCAGAAAGCAAGGCGGCTTGTCTATGCCTGAAATAGCTGCCTCAAACGAGTTTGGAACCGATAAGATACCTGCTCGTCCTTTCATGTCTACGTCCTTTGATGAGAATAGAAACGCAATTTATGCGTTCATTCAAAAGAATTACGAAAAAATCTTAGACGGCAAGCAAACAACTGAAAAAGCTCTTGGGTTAGTTGGTATTGCTATGGTCGGATTAATCCAGAAAAAGATCAGACAAATTGTTTATCCTCCGAACGCTCCTTCTACTATTAAAATAAAAGGCTCTTCTAAACCGCTGATTGATTATGGACAAATGATTCAGTCGGTTAGAGAAAAGGTGGTTTTGAGAAAATGATTTGTTGGAAATCCTTTGGCATTCAAGTGATTATCGGTATTCTAAATTTCTTTCTCGGTTTCGCTTGGGGTAGATATGCTGAAAAATGGAGTAATGAAAAAACATGAGTACTCCCTTTGAAATTTTCCGTACACCTATCACAGTATATCGAAACGTCAATGGGTTTTTTGTCGAAGGGCGTTGGCAAGAAGGGAGTCAAGCTACCCTTTCGGCAGATTTAGTCACAGGAAATGTCATTGATATAAGTATCAATTCAGTTGCTCTTGCCTCGATTCCTTTTACTACTAGTCAAGAGAACACTATGGCGTTGATAGCCGCCGCTATTGAAGCACAGCCAGAAGTTAATCGAGTTAATCTTTCAGGAACGAATGATCGAGTTTTAACGATTATTGCCAATGTTGGCGAAAATGTGACGATAGACAGCTTTGTTGTTACAGGTGGTGCAAGTCAACCTACAGTAACGCTAGAAGAAGCTCCCGAGGTTATTACTATAACAGCAAGTATTCAACCTATGAGTGGTGAGGAAATGGAAATGTTACCTGAAGGGAGACATGACCAAGCTGGTTATAAACTGTACACTTCCTTTAGAATACGTACCGTAACAGATATAAACCCCGATCAAGTCGAAATATTTGGTGAAAGATATGAAGTTGTGCAGGTTTTCCCATGGCAAAACAACTCGAACTTCAACATTGTAAACCATTATAAGTTCTTGACGCTTAAACTGGAGGAATTAGGTGCGATCTAAAAACTTTAGCACAATGAACAACGAACAACTAGAATCTTTGTTAGACAAGTTTCTTTCCTTTTGTAATGAAGAAAAATGGCTAGTTCATAGCATCAATCGAGGAAGTTTTCTCTTTAGGCATGAAGGTGAGTCGTATAGTTGCCATCATGCAGTCGTTATTTATCAAACCCTACATGAACAACAAAAAAAGGCGGT